CCATTATCGACTGCCAGCTGACAAGCGTTCTAGCCAATTGTTTCCATACAGGTAGAACGACTCTTCCGGTATCTATACCTTGCTTTTGTAGCTCGACAAACTCTTTATATTCTTTTTTGGCTTGTTCTATACCGTCAAGAAACATAGGTAGGTTATTTGATATAGCACCGAAGAATATATTGGGACCGTAAGCGAGCGATGGCAACTCTCTTAATAATTGGTTTGTTTCCCATTGAAGTTTGTTAAACCCCGAAACAGCACCTGCTCCGCTTTTCATTGTGTTTTCGAGCTTCTTTAACTCCGCATCGGCAAGCTGTATGTCTTGTCGCATCCTTATACCCATCGGAGATTGCCTTTCCTCCTCGCTCATAGACCTATAAGCGGCTTTCATCCTGTTTAACGCCTCAGTCATCTCGTCGATAGAGCCGCTGCTTAACTTGAAAGCATCGAATGCAGAAGTATAATTACCGACATTCCTTTGAAAATTACCTATATCGGCATCCAAACTTTTTAAAGTAGAATCTAATTTTTTTATTTCTTGTTGCATTTGTCTGCCGAACGGAGAACGTCTCTCCGCTTCATTGAGCTTTTTATATGCCGTCCTCAACCGGGTCAACGTAGCCGACATTTTCTCCATCGTCTCCGCATTCGCCCTTGCCTCCCTTACGTCCGATTTTATTATTCGTACTCTCTCCGCTATGGCTTCTTTTAATTCAAACTCCCGGTTAATGCGTTTATTTAGTTTCTCTGTCTCTGCCGCAGATAATCCTTCTCTTCTCTCTGAAAGCTTGTTAAGTGTCTTGATATCTTCTTGAACACCGGATAATTCTGCCTTTAATCTTATAAGTGTTTCTATATTGCGTTCTCGTGTTCCTACTACATTCTCTATTGCATCTTGTAGGTCTTCATATGCTTTTAACTCGACCTTGACATCTTCTGCTCCACCACCGGATAATCCTTCTTTAACTTCGCTCTCCAATGCCTCTTTGTTTACTCCGATGTTAAGTTCTTTTCTCTCCGATAAGATTCTGTTTATCTCTGCCTTTACCTCATCCATAGATGTTGTGCCGGAGATATTCAGTTTTATCTCTATATCTTTTAGTTCTTCTAAGGCTTTTCTTTTTATCTCCTCTAATTCTTTTTCGTCGAATAAGAACTTTATGTTAAAATCAAGATTTCCAAGTGATGCCATGATTATTTTTTATTACGCTGTTTATATCTTTCTATTGCCTCATTTATTTTATCCGCAGATGGCTTTGCGAATTTTTTCTTTTCAGGTTTTATGTATGAAACAGGCTTGTCACTTACGATTAGGTCAAGCTGTGCTGAAGTTAAAGTCCAATAATAATCATACATAGGCACGTTCCATAATAAAACTCTTTTTGGCTGCATCATCCAGCTGTGGTCTTTGGTGAACTCCCAGCTTGCGCCGTACTCAGTTCTTGACGGATAGTATACACTTCTTTTTTCGTCATCATCATCATCGTATCCCTCATATCTATCATCAATATGGTATTTACGAAGTATGCCTGCAGCGGTATTTTTTTTTTACCTACTGCCAGCACCTGCGTTAAATCCGCTTCGGTGTATTGTTTTACATAATAGAACCACCGCCAAAGGATAGGATAAAAAAGCTTTATCTTTAAGAAGCTGTTAAGAATAATACATGCGGCCGTTTGATAACTGGCTTTATCGTCGTTACCCTCTTTTAAGGCAATTTGTGTTATCTTTCTTATCGTGCCCTTGTGAAGCCACTTTATCTTGTACTTCTTGTCTCTTATGTAAACAATATCAGGGATGTCTTCTATTATCGAATTGAGCTCTTTTTGAGCTTCTATGTCTGGTTGTTTAATCATAAATATTCTTTTTAAAAAAAAGGCGGTGGAACTACCACCACCCTTAAACAAAATTATAGAAACAAAATTAAGCGCCTGCGGCCTCATTTAGCAGAATAATGTCTGCACCATCTTCATTGGGTTTCGGCATAATCTGCACGTTAAAGTAAGCCGGCGTACCCGATTCGATAACGGGATTGGCAATCATTTCCACGTTAGGAAGTACAATCAATTTTGTTCCGTCTTCAGATGCAAGAATAAGTGCACCGGTAACCTTTTTGATTTCCGTTGAATATCCCTGCCCGGTAAACGATGTGCCTGTTATGGCACTGCCAACCGCTTTCATGAACAACCCGGCAATTTCTTCGTCAACCGAAGCAACCTGCATGGTGATGTCCGGGTCTCCTGCTGTGATATAATTCGCCCACTTCTGACCTGTGGTTAGCTTGACATACGATATGCTTGCCGCACCACTATCGAAGTTGAAACTATCCTCAATGACAGGTAATTCAAAATCGACAGCACCAAGCGTGCCTAAATCGGTAATAGGGTCTTCGTTATAATACACCCTTTTTACCTTATCGAATACCGATTGTAAATCGGTAAGTCCTTTAGTACTTGTAATAGCCATAATTATAAATTTTTAATTAGTTAATATATTTGCATAAATCATTAGATAATGAAATCCTTTGTCGTCGCTACCACCGGCCACAAGACGTGGTGAAATAGCGGTAAATGTATCCGTTACGATAGGGAACAATGCTATAACCGATTCATAAAGCCCCTGTAATCCGTTCACATCTTCTATATTTCCCGTAAAGTCCTTCTTAAATAGGTCTATACGTAAAGATGCTTCTTGATAGGCGTTCTGATCCTTCATCGTACCGGGTATGTCGATAACGATAAAGTCGCTTTCAGAATCGGGTGTCGATGACGGCCTGTTGGGTATATATACTTTACTTATACTCGATAATGTAGTATATAATGATTGCAATATGTCCTTTCTTGGGAATTTCTTTGCCATTACTCCATAGGTTTAAAATTCGTCATAAGAATAGGTTTTGCATTCTTAAATGTGTCATAAAGCACATTTCCACCAAATACATTCTCGATGTAGGTTGAATATTCAGTACCCGAACACATTACCAATTCGATACCTTTAGTGTTTGACTTATATGATTGAAGAAACTTATAGGAGAATTCTTCACCATATCCGCCATCTGTATCGACAAGCCCCGTGAAGCTGCGTTCATCGCCGCCCCATGTGGGCGACAATCTCACCCGTTCGCCTTTTTTTAGTTTTACCCTTACCGGCGGTTTTATCCCGTCGTTTTTGTAGTAATAGACGAATTTTCCGTCTATGAATAAACCTATTGCGTAACTTGTAATCGTATTACCCGTGAAAGGCCCTATCGGGGACTTGTATTTGGCAACAGCATCATCCACAAGGTCATCGCAAGCATCCTCAAGGCATTTTTGCACATGCTCAAATGCAATCTTTCGTGCCTTCTTTAAACCTTCTTCTAATGCCTTTGCGTTACTCATTGTCCCGTCGTATTAAAGAACACCGTCGTTCCCAAATTCCCTGCACTCACCTCCACAACCGAACCTTCAAATGTTCCGGTAGCATCGGTAACGGTTAAAAGATCGCCTACCTTGATAGGTAGTGTGCCGGGTATGGATAAACCGTATTTGGAAACGATAACTTCGTTAAACCTTGAAGTATTCGTATATTTTCTGCACTTACCCTCATAAACGGTTTTTTCCTCGCCGCTACTAAACGGCGTCGGATCGGTCATCCGATATATTCTGCACGTATGTGGGAAGCGTGGATTATACATGAAACTTCATTCCAAAGGGTTTCAACTTAATCGTAGATTTATACGTAACCTCTCCATACTTACTGTAAATCTCATTCGCCATCTGTATCAATCTTACGTTATCAGAAGCACCCTTTTGTGTGCCGCCTTCTTTATGCCTCCATCCTGCGTCGGCATCCTCTACTGTCGAGGTAGTGCTTGGTAAGGTAGCGCAATAGATATATAAGTCGGCTTTACATAATTCAAGTGTTCTTAAAGGTAGCGACATAGCCGGTGTTCCGACTTCTACGCCTCTTTTAACGAAGATTGATATTAACGCTTCGTCGGTTACAGAATAACCAACACACCCCCGCAGATATGCTTCTACGGGGATAGTGCCGGTAGTATATTGAGAAGTATCCATTAATCAACATGTAGATAATAGAACCAGCGGGTCTTATTGGGAACCACAAGTCCTGTTACTTCAGACTTAATAACCTGTGTCATCGTCTCATCGTTGAAGTGCTGCAATAACAGTGTACGACCTCCGTCATACAAAGCAGCCCTTGAAGCAGAAGAAACGGAAAATATCGGTCGCCCGAACTGAACATCACCCAAATCTTTGTTCGGCACGTAAACCAATACGCCATCATTGAAAGATTTCAATGTTACACGTTCACCTTTCTTTTCAACCTCCGCAATGGCATCCACGACAACAATCGGTGCACCTACACGTTTTTCGATGAATTTCTTGATGGTGTCGTCATCTTGAAGATTACCGTATGCCAAAAGATTAGATACATCGGCATCAGGATTCACAGACAAAGCCCATTGTTTGCGAAAATAAGGAAGATCGACAAGAATATCCCATGTCGATTTGCTTACCTCCCAATGTCCTTCAGGTGCAAAATCTTTGTTTTCGGCATTCTTCTTGATGTCCCTCATCTTTTTAATCGGATCGATACCAGCTTTTTCAGTGACAGTTCCATCACCATTAACCGTGTACCATTTATCCGTGAATATGTTCTTCTTTGGTACGCCAAAGTCAATGGTAAGTGAAGTACCAAGTGGGTTGTTGGTGGCATCGATAACCAATTTGCCTTCGTTTGAAACAATCTGATGTCGTTGGTATCTCATAGTGTTGTAGTTACCGCCAAGCAACTTATCCACACTATTGAATAACAATTTCATCACCGTTTCTTCGATTTGTCCGTCAACACCACCCATTCTTTCGGCCAATACCATCATCTCCCGCATGATCTTTCTTGAAATGGGTATTTCGTGTTTGAACGTCGGCAATCCGCCTTGTTTCAACTCAAGTCCTTCGGTCGATTTGGTTGCACCATCAGAATCGATATCTACATAAGTAGCCATCGAATAGATGTCGAATGCAGCCTCTATCTGCGAATAAGTAGGACTGATAGGGATATTCGGATTCATGGGGAATCCCATTTGCGAATAAATCTCCTCTGCGTTGTACTTTTCAGCGAACGTATCTTCAACCCACAGATTGAATGCGTCGTTACCGGTGAATCCGAGAGAGGCGAGCCCCTTTCCTACCAAGTCGTAAAAATTTCTATCTCTTTGTAACATAATGTCCTCCTTTCTTAATCTTCTCTAACAAATTCAATCATTGGTAATTGATCCTCGATTTCGGCAGGCAAGCCTCCGCCTGCAACCCTATCGGCATAAATACGTCCTGCACGTACAACTGCACACGTAGCGTAAATAGTACCTTCAGGCATATATACATCTTCAAATATCAGCCCGTTGACTTGACTTAAATCGGATATTTGTGGTTCAGTACCTTTTACTGGTGTTCCGAATACCGCAACAACCCCAGTATTACCCGTATCTTCAAATTCAGGGGGATCTTTTACTCCAACTTCTGAAGCAGTAAATTCCACCATATTACCGTTAGCCGTTACACTATAACCGGTAAAGGTTGCAGCTGCAATTGCCGCAGCAATAGCTTCAGGTGTTTCATTCCCAGTTAGTGCTACATTAACATCATTACCGTTAAGTGTAATGGATATATTACCTGCTTCTTCAGCTCCATTTGCTATTACCAGAATATTGACTTCTTTAGTCCCTTCAGATCCGTCAGCGGTAACAATATCAACTTCTTTGCCCGGCCCGTTAAACTTCACCATCGTCCCTGCCGGAATTATGGTATTTGGAGGAAATTTGTTGGGATCGATTGTCCCTCCTCCTTGATAAAGCTCACGAACACGAGACCATATGACCTTGCTCTCACCAATCTTTTGAGAACCTTGTACAATAGTATTAAATGTTCCTTTGTTCATTGTAATTTTTTTTTTAAAATTAATTTTCTTTTTTA